ACAGCGAAGACGACAAGTGGCAAAATAAACACGAAGCAAATTTGCATGCGTGTTCCGGAAGATCAATCGTCGTTCCAGCTGTTCTTGCAAGATCACGTGACTATCTTTGGATTGCTGTTGAAAAAGTCAAACCAGTGACCGGCCGCGCGCTTGATGCCGCTGTCAAAAAGATGACTGGCACCAAGATGGGCCGCTTTGATCTAAACAAGCTTATGTCTCTAGTGAACTATTACTCGACTTTCACCAAGAAAGGCGGTAGACCACCCTCAGACAGCGTCAATGTGTTTAAGACACATGAAGAACTGTTGACGAAAAATGATTGGTACCGTGAACTGTTTCGTCTTGTCGACAAAAAGTGCATCGAAGTTAACGAACTTCATGATGAAAACTGGGGCGTTAGATCTTCGGGCGTTCTTGTGTTGTTAGACCCAGGACTCTGATTTACTGGCGTCGCTGAGTGACCATAATCTGTTATGGCGATCATTCTTGGCCTGGACGTAAGCACGTCAATCGTGGGTGTCTGTGTTGTCGACACTAGCGTAGAACCTGATGCGAAAGGAAGTCATATTCTTTTGCTCGAACACATTGCGTTCAAGGGATGTAACACACTATGGGACAAAGCTGACAGAGTTCAACACTCTCTTCAAGTGTTACAAGATCAACTGTTTTGTCGTGGGCCTGTTTTAGGCGAACCGCCGGTCGAAGGATGGGTGTCAGGCCAAGAACACATCACGCGTGTTGTTCTCGAGGAGCCGTTGATGGGATTCAGGCCCGGGATGTCGTCCGCCCAGACGATTTCCACGCTAATGCGGTTCAACGGGATCGTCAGCTACATTGCCAGGAACACTTTCAAGAAAGAGCCCGAGTACATCGGGTCCGCCCATGCTCGAAAATTGTGTGGCATCAAGTTGTTACGTACGGCTATCGGTGGTCCCCAGAAAGAACAAGTGTTCGCTCACATGGAACGCCATGATCTCAGCCATGTCGTCTGGCCGTTGAAGAAAAACGGAAAGCAGGAAGACTGGAGCAGGGACGCTTGTGATGCGTACGTCATTGCAAGAGCAGCAACGGTTGCAGGCCCGATTGGTCCTCCCGAGAAGAAGGCTAAGAAGCCCAAGAAGACTGCATGAACCATTGGTGACGATGTGTGGTACGGTTAGGTCGTGGCAGCGGTCGTACTTTCACTGACTGAGCAAATTCGATTCATCGAGAGCGTTTTCGGTGCAGGTCGGTTGTCGAGAAACTCACGGAACTTTGATGTCCGATGTCCGATCTGTGATCCCAAGGACCCGACCAAAAAGAAGCTAGCAATCCTCATCCCTGACGGGAAATGTCACTGTTGGTCGTGCGGGTACAAGGCGTATACGCTCGCTCCCTTGATCAGGAAGTACGGACGAAGCGACCAACTCGTTGAATACCGCGACAGGTTCATGCCTGATGATGCCAAACGCGAGTACAAGCGTCGTTGTTTCGACATCACGATCCTTGACGAGCCTCCCAAGCTGACGTTGCCCGCAGACTTCAGGCTGTTAGCGACTGCACCCATGCGTGATCCTGACGTGCTAGCGATGAAGCACTATCTGATCACTCGCCACATCTCGGAACGTGATACGTGGTACTACAAACTTGGGTACAGTCACGAAATCAAATGGAAACGTCGCATCATCATGCCGTCATTTGATGCGCAAGGCGAGCTGAACTTCTATGTCGGGCGGTCGATCGACAAGTTCAGAAGGCCAAAGTACGATAATCCAGATCTCAATCGATTGCACGTCATCTTCAACGAGATCAATATTGATTGGACGCAGCGCCTCGTACTGTGTGAGGGACCATTCGACCTCATGAAGTGCGGTGACAATGCTGTGCCTCTACTCGGCAGTGATCTCAACGAACAGTCATCACTCTTCAGCCAGATCATCGCTAATGGAACACCGGTTGCACTCGCACTCGACGGCGACACAAAGACCACGAAGACACCTTACATTGCGAAGAAGTTGATGAGTTACGATGTTGATGTCGTGATCGTTGACATTCCTTTTGATCCGGGTGAACTGAGCAAGCAGGAGTTTAAAGATCGTCTCGCCGCGGCACAACCGTTCAACTGGTATGATGCATTTCGTGATCGCCTTGAGAAGGCATCAAGGATGTCACTCTGAGCAGAATAGTTACTGTAGCCATGAAGAAACGTTTAGCTCGGAAGCGACCGACACCAACAATCACTGAAACGAAACTTCGAAAGATTATCTACGAAGAACTCGTTGAACGATATCTTATGCAAGAGGGCATGTGGGACGATGTAAGATCGGGCCTCAAAAAGCTATCTTCATACGTTACAAAGCAATTCAAGTCTGTTGCGTCTTCGTGGGCGAAGGCAATCATGGAACATCTTGGAAAGTTGAACAAGATTCCTGATGAGGTCAAAAAGATCCTGCAGGTTCTAAAGCAGGCAATGTCGTCTACGGGTGAGAAATTTCAACTGAATGCTGAGTTGAAAGATGCACAAGAACTTGGCAAGTTTTCGAAAGATCAAGCGCTAGCTGTCGTGCAACAGGATCTCGAAGGACCTGTCCATGAAAAAGCAAAAGCTGCTGAAGTAAAAAGTGAGGGAAAGTACCTCTCAAGCATTTATGTCGTGTTGTCAGAACACACCCATACAGCATCACCTGAAGTCCTCTTAGAGGATTTTGGCATCACGGCAGTTGTTGGCGTCTTTCTTGGCATCATGGGAGGACTTCCCATGTTGTTCAAAGGTCTACACAAGCTAGCTAAAGTGCTCGGCGCCGACGGCGCTGCACATTTGTTCGAAAAGGCTGAGCACGTCACCCACCACTTCGAGCAGAAGGTAATCGACTTCGCAATGCCAGATCGCCTTGCGTACGCTGTGTATATGGGCCTTTGGAAATTGGGAGTTCACCTGACGAAAGGTGACGAGCCCCTAAATGAGATTGAAGTCAAGACTGATGACGGGCCTAAGGCAATTTCACAGTGTAAGAATCTAATTTTTAAGACACTGTTGATCTATTTTGCAATTCAAGGAATCACAGGCGCATTGCATGCAGGCGCCTCAATGCTTGGATTTGTCGAGGGTGCTGCTTCGACAGTTAAAGGAATCGAGCTTGCGAAGGGCGCCGCAGAAATCAGTAAGCTAATCACTAGTGCTGTGTGATCGCGCCCAAGGGGTCGAATTTGTACAGCTTTACGTCGTACAGTACAGTTTAAAAGTACCGTATGCTCAAAATAGCTCACATTGCAGACATCCATTGGCGAGGATTGTCTAGACACAGCGAATATCGCGAGGTCTTCACTGCATTTTCGAAGCAGGTGAAAGAACAAGGCGTTGACCACATCTTCGTCGGAGGTGACATCTTTCACACGAAGACGTCTGGTCTGTCGCCTGAATACATCGAACAGATGATTTGGTGGCTGAACTCCATGGCAGAGTCTGCCGAGGTTCACCTGACGTTGGGAAATCACGATGGTAACCTCGTCAACCTCTCTAGACAGGACGCAATCACACCCATCGTTTCTGCGTTGCAGAATCCTCGAGTGCATCTTTACAAGCAGAGCGGTGTCTACGAGTTTTCTCCCGGCTACACGTGGTGTATTTTTAGCCTCTTCGATGAAGAAGGTTGGGTAAACGTAAAGCCCGTGCCTGGTAAGATCAACATCGCATGTTTCCACGGCTCTGTCTGGGGAGCAACGACAGAGACTGATTGGTTGATCGAAGAAGGATTGACCGTCGATTCTTTCAAGCAGTTTGACTTTTGTTTCTTGGGCGACATCCACAAGATGCAGTACCTTGCAGCACGTGACGTAGAACAGGTCATTGATGCTGCTGACCTAGCGAAGTACCCGGGTGCCGAGGTGATTGAGTGAGTAAGAAGAAAAAGACGATCAAAATCCGAACGAAAAAGGGTTGGATCGCGTATCCGGGAAGCACAGTTCAACAGAACTATGCTGAGGAACTGACACACGGTTATCTTCTGTGGGAGATTCAGGACCGCAACAACTTTGACGTCAAGTTCTGTGAGCTTCCTAACCCGAAGCCCTTCGTCACGATTGACTGGCATGGTAACGTAGAAAAGACGCTCGAAGTCGCTAGAACGCAGCCTCAGTGTGCTCGCTTCAGGATCAGAAGCAATGACGTCCTTCCTCAGAAGGAAGCGACGGAACTGATGTCAGTCCTTCAAACGGAGATGAAGGCGACCGAAGTAACGTTCAAGAACAATCAACTTGTCAATCACGATATGATCAATACCGGTGTCGCGACGATGGCGAAAGCTGATCTTCGTAACCCTGACATCCTCATCAAATTGCTTCGTGACTATCACAAGGAAGCAAACATCACTGATGCTGAGTGGGACGCTGTCCGTGATCAGGTCGTCGGTTACCTATCACACGCTCTAGAAAATGACGACCTTGTTCGTAACACGAAGTGGACGTTCAAGCACCTTGCGTTCGATAACATGTTCGCGTACGGTGAAGGCAATGTCATCAATTTTGACAACCTCCCTGGCATCGTAGGTATCTTTGGCCCAAACAGGGCAGGAAAGTCATCGATCGTGGGGTCGATCATGTACTCTCTGTTCAACATGTCAGACAGAGGCAATGTCAAGAACCTTCACATTGTCAACGTTCGCAAGCCGTACTGCTACACGAAGGCAATCATCGGCGTAAACGGAACGAACTACGTCATTGAGCGCCAGACTGTCAAGCATGAAACAAAGCGTGGACAGGTACATGCAGGTACGGCGTTGAACATTTTCCGCATTGATGAGAACGGTGAGGCAATTGATCTCGCAGGCGAACAGCGAAATGACACAGAAAAGGTTCTTAGAAAGCTGATCGGCAGCGGCGAAGATTGCATGCTTACATCGGTCGCCGCACAGGATGACGTCAAACAGTTCATCAACCAAGGGTCTTCAAAGCGTCGCAAGGACTTGTCACGGTTTCTTGATCTTGACATCTTTGACAGGATGTATGAACTCGCTAAGAATGATGTCAACATCAACAAGGGAACGTTGCGCAATCTTCCCGACAGAGACTGGTCTGAGCTCGAGAGAAGCTACATCAAAAAGTTGCAGGTGTGTGCAGATTTGATCACCGAAAAGGGTCACGAACTGCACGTCGCCGATCAGCGCTTGCATGATGTTCGAACCCAACTGTCATCATTCAAGGATTTCACGCTAGTGACTAAGTCACAAGTTGAATCGCAGCAGGCACTTGTCACTGCACTAGGCGACCGACTGATCAGCGCTCGAGGCAGGATGATCTCTGCACAGGAAGAGTCTTCACGCCTAGGCAAGAAAGTCTTGACAATCGAGTCGCTTCAGCTTGAGCATGACTTGAGCGCATTGAAGTCTCGCCTTGAGGCATATCGTACGCTTGAATCTTCGTTCGACAGCCTGAAGCATGTTCATGAAAAGGACGCTGCTCAGTTGAAGATTCAAGAACGCTCGTTGAAAATTTTGGACGAGGTTCCATGTGGTGACGAGTTCCCTGGATGCAAGTTCATCAAAGACGCGCATAAAAACAAGGACAAAGTTGAGCCTCAACGAGAAAAAGTCAATCGTGCTCTTGAAAAGCTAGAAAAAGCTGAGCTCGCGCTAACTGAGCTGAAGAAGGAAGGTCTTGTCGATAAGGTCGCAAAGATCGAACAACTTTCAGAGCTCAGGTCAAAATTGAAGGTGACCGTCTCTGATAGGAATGTTGAGATCGTCAAGCTAGAGACAACGATCAACGACCTCAACGTCCAACTAAGCGCTGCTCGCCAGCGGCTCGTTGAACTTGAAGAGGCCCTCAAAAATGAGGAGAACCTCGAGGTAGTTACACTCCGCCACACGCTCGATGAACTTCAGAGGACTGTCAAGCGTCTTGACAGCGAAAAGATGTCCGCCGCCTCTGAGGCGGGACGCGTTCAATCAGACTACGACAAGATTGCAACTGACAGAGCTCAACGCCAAGAGATGCTTCAGCTGATGAAGGTGCATGAGCTGATTGCTCAGGCATTTTCGCGGAAGGGAATTCCCAGCCTGATCGTGACGTCGCAGCTGCCTGTCATCAATGCAGAAGTGGCAAAGATCCTGTCAGGCATCGTTGACTTCTCAGTTGAGCTCGAGGTTGATGACGACAGCGACTCTATGGAGGTCTACATCAACTACGGTGACAGTCGCCGACCCATCGAACTCGGGTCTGGAATGGAGAAGACGCTGGCGTCAATCGCAATCCGCGTTGCGCTGATCAACGTCTCGTCACTGCCCAAGACTGACATGTTCATCATCGACGAGAGTTTCGGCCCGCTTGACCCATCCAGCGTCGAAGCATGCAATCGATTGCTTCTGTCGTTGAAGAACTACTTCAAGACAATCATCGTCATCACGCACGTTGATGGTGTCAAGGACGTTGCCGACCATGTCATTGAGATCACCAAAGCTGAAAAAGACGCAAAAGTTGTGTACAGTTGACCATGACTGAAGAAAAGCCTCCTGCTCAATATGTCTTGGTGAGGAAGGATCTTCCTGTGTATGTTCAAATGGTGAACGTCGGACACGCGTGTGGTGAAGCAATTTTGTCAGCGCCTATCAGCAAACGAACAATCATCAGACTTTTGCACGTAGCAGACGAAGCTGAGCTTCTTCAATACCGTGATAAGTTGACGTCAAAAGGTTTTACAGTCGCTGTCGTATATGAACCTGATGCTCCATATAACGGAGCGGCCATGGCGTTAGCAACTGAGCCTTTGACAGAACGAACTAGTGCAATTAGCAAAGTCGTCTATCATTTGAAGACTGCAAGAGACAGTGCGTGACTCAGCGTCCGTATCTTAAAGATCGATTGATCGAAGAACGACCTGAGGGGTTCGTTGTTATCGTTCCCATAGACGCGCCAGCACCTATCCCGCTTGCGTGCCCGCTGTGTGATCATGTCATGCGGTCGCGTGAGGATGAAATAGGTCACCATGATTTTGGGTGTTGTGATAGGTGTGCTCGAACATGGGCACATCCAAGGCGACAAGCATGGAAGGACGGTTGGCGGCCAACGCCTGAACAGGTGCTAGCGTCTGAATCAGACCGCGTGCCGTTGTCCATCACCTTTGAGGTAGACTAGTCTGAACTGAGTGCCATATTTAAGTCGAGGAGTCCCGTCACCATGACAGACATCGACTACAACGCACTAGGTCAGGCGATCGACACGACGTGGGGACGTTCATCAACCCCTAAGACGTCTTCATATTCTGTGAAAGTCACGATGATGGGTCCTGATCGGATCCTGGTGTCGTACGCTGCCATTGTCAACTTTGCTACAGAACGCCAGATGATTGAGATGAAGCGTCGCTATGAGGACGAATCAAAATCAATTACAGACGCAGCTCTAAAAGTTGTCAAGAAGAACTACAAGGAACTGTCTGGCGATGCATTGACGGCAAAAGAGCTGTCTGCAACAGAGAGCCTTGAGATGATCGGCATGAACATGCCTCAACACGTCCGTTCGGCGTACTTTCGCCGGAAGACGGTGTATGAGATCGGGTGATTGATGGCACCTCCCAAGCAACAGGTCTCAAGGGCTGAGCAGGTCAAGGAGATCATCAAGTGCGGTCAAGATCCGATCTACTTCATCAAGAAGTACGTAATGATCCAACACCCTACACGTGGCACGATCAAGTTTGACACGTACGATTTTCAAGATGACTGCGTCAATGACTTTCAAAATCATCGTCTCAATATCATTCTAAAGTCACGCCAGCTAGGAATTTCTACGGTGTGCGCAGCATATGCCGCGTGGCTAGCAATCTTCTACAAGGACAAGAACATCCTTGTTATCGCTACGAAGCTCGGCACGGCAATGAACTTCATCAAGAAGGTCAAGGTCGCAATCGAGAATCTCCCACCATGGCTCCTTCTGCCGAAGTATGAACCGACGAAGCAGTCCATCAGCTTCAGCAACGGTTCTCAGATCACGGCAATTCCAACGTCAGATGACGCAGGACGATCTGAAGCATTGTCACTCCTCATCGTTGACGAGGCCGCGTTCATTCGTGACTTTGACAGGATCTGGACGGGTCTTGCTCCTACGTTCTCAACGGGTGGTAACGCAATCATCCTTTCATCACCACACGGTGTGGGTGGTCAATACTACAAGCTCTGGACGGAAGCAGAATCTGGCGGCGGCGCAAATAAGTTCAATGCAATCCGCCTTCCTTGGGACGTACATCCTGAACACGATCAAGCATGGTTCGATGAAGAAACAAAGAGTCTGAATAGGCGAGACATCGCGCAGGAGTACCTGTGTGACTTCACGACTTCAGGCGACACGTTCCTCCAGCCAGACGATATCGCATATCTTCGTTCACAAATTTTAGAACCTGCTGAAAAAGCGGGTTTCGATCGAAACATCTGGGTGTGGTCGCCTCCAGTTGTTGGACATACGTACGTCGTCTCTGCAGACGTCTCACGTGGCGACGCCGGTGATTACTCAACGTTTCACATCATTGATACAGATGACTGTGAGGTCGCGGTAGAGTACATGGGAAAGGTGCCTCCCGAAAAGTTGGCAGACATTCTCTATGAATGGGGTAAGAAGTACAATGATGCGCTGATCGCGCCAGAGAACAACACGTTCGGCTACTTCGTAAACACAAAGCTTCGTGACACGCTTGAGTACAAGAAGTTGTACTATCACGGTCACAACGATCCGTTCAACTACCTTCCGACAGACTCAAACGAGTTGCCTGGGTTTCCGACGAGTCAGAAGACTCGCGTACAGGTTCTGACTAAACTCGAAGAGATGATTCGAACGAAGCAGTTGAAAAGCTATTCTCGTCGTTTTCACGATCAATTGCTAGCGTTTGTCTGGAACGGCAACAAGCCTCAGGCTAGCAAGGACGCGCATGACGACTTGATTATGAGCATGGCAATTGGATGTTGGCTCGTCGAAGGTGGCTCAGGAATGAGCGAACAGGCGATCGCCATGTCATATGCAATTCTGGCAGCGACAAAGGTTCACCAAAGAAACGTAAACGATCTCCCCGGAGGAATTGCAGACGTTCAACCACTCGTCAATCCCAACATCAAGGGAATGAACGCAAACAGCGTTTATAGAACTCGTGACGCATCGCAACACGCTCAGCAGAACCCTCACCTTTCAGATGTCAGTGATTTTCGCTGGCTCTTACGATGATGTACGATGTTGATACTTACTGGAGAGAAGGCAGCACATGACCACACCTAAGATCAGCCTTGTGAGACTGCGTCAGATCATCAAAGATGAACTGGTTCAGAATTCTGTTAACGAAGTCGTTGACCACAACGGCATTCGAGACATTGTCACGATTGCTAGCAAGTTACTTGCGGCAGTTGAAGACTTCAAGGAGAAGGGTTCTCCTGCGGCAATCAACGCAGTGACACCTCACCTTGGTGAGATTGAGAAGACGCT